TACTTGAAGCTACCTTGGCTTCATCCCACCATGTTGTACAACCCTCAGCATTAAACACAGGATGATAAGCACCTTGGTTTCTACGCTGAACTAGGAATAGTGGGATGGCGAAACATAGGCCGTTGTGTGCATATGAAGCTGCGTTAGATGTCCTGACTTTCCACACTCCTACGTCACCGTCTATACCTTCAACTAAAGCAGCAACAGCACTAGAACTCATGTAGTCGCCCGCAACTGCGCTAGAATAGCTTGCTAAATCATCAGCGATAGAAGTTAAGCTGCCTTTAGGTTTAACTCGAACTTCTGAGGAGGCTTCACTATAGCTTAATACTTTAGAATCAGGAGCTAAGTAAGGAGAGGTGTACTCCCAAGAATCACCCAAACCTTCAACAACCCGTACACGATAGCGAACCTGAATGAGGTCATCACCATCACTGTAGATGTTGTTCTCAGGGTCTTCTAGGAACTTAGCCTTGTTAGCAGCACTTAATGTACTCCATCTACGACCACGCCCTAATGTAGCTGTATCCCACTCACCGAATGCTGAGTAGCCTTGAGCTATATTTGGAGCTTCTGACCAACTTTCTGTGATGTTGTGAGTACTCATACCTTCCCAAGAGCTAGCACCGTACTGGACGTTGCCTAGTGGAAATACCGCATCCTTTTCGCTAATCTTCTCGTGCCATGATTCAATGAAACCGAAGTCTTGGCGTGAGGTGATTACTGATTCTGTGGCTGGCATTACTGATACGGATAATATCTTAGTTGCCGTATTTGGAGTCCTAGGGTTAACTGATAGACCGCCACCAGAGTGAGTAATTTCAAGAGTAGTTACACCCTTTTTCAAACCTACTTGATTGTATACACCACCCAAAGACACCCAAACACTAGGTTGGTTAGAAGTGCTGTTGATTTCAATCCTGTGCGTCCCTGCGGGATATGTTGTACTGTTGCTTAAATAACAACTAGCCGATGTGTTATTCCCATTAAAGGAAGCTCCTGTGGCATCCACTGTAATAGTGCCTGAACCGCTCCCAGACAGGTTCCAGCTACCATCGTCACCATTCCTAAAGTCACCATTAGTCACCAAGCCTTCAAAAGCCTCGGCAGCACTAGCGTGTGTAACCACTGCGCCTGTTGCTGAGTCGTAGGTTTTAGTGCCATCTGGGGCTGGGGGGAAGGTGATGTAATTCCTAGTTACGTTCGTGGTATTGATGCGTCGTAATGCGTGGGTAACACCATTAACATTACTTATGGGATATTCTGTACGTGAAGCACCTCCGCCGCTTTCCATACCCATACGCAGCATGTTAGGGGATGAAGGAATATCCCATAACCCATTGTTTACGTTGTCTGTACCGAGATAATGCTTACCCCACTCACTAAAGCCACTACCTGCGCTATCTCGCTTACGCTTCTCAGCTAATGCAAAGAACTCAGTCTTAGACATAGCCTTAGACTCAGGAGATAACCAACCGTCAGCGATATTACCTTCACTGTCTGCAATAGGTAACTTACCTGCTGTAGGTGTGATACTACCTGTACCACCTGTAGCTACTGCGGAGGTGTTAGCTTCTGATATTGCTGCTGCTGAGGCTGAGGCCGCTGCTGCGTTCTTAGAGGCTAGCGCGTTAGTTTCCGCTGTCTCTGCGTGAGTTTCTGCTAGCTCTGCTGCTGTCTTAGCTGTTACTGCATTAGCTACCTTAGTGTCTAGTGTAGCTTTAGATACATTCACAGCCGAGGTTAGATTATCTACCGCAGTTGTTAGTGTTGCTACTTCTGTTTCAACAGTCATAGTTCTTTATACCTTTTATTGAAATGCAATTGCGCTTATGTAGCGAGTCTGCGAATTAGTAAATGCAGTCGCCATGACTACTAAGGAGGTTGTTACATCGGATAGGGTTGCTGCTGCTTCTGCTGCTGAGTCTGCTGAGGCAGTAGCTTGTGTTGTAGCTATATTAGCATTGTACTTAGCCGAATAGCTTGTACCACTTACTGGTGTGTTGAGTTGAGTTGCCCAGTTCTGTGACAATGTCGAACTAAGAGCTGCTTTAGTCTCAGACACCAATGCGTTTGCTTCACTGACTGTTGCATCATCTTCACTAGACTGAGCTGCTGTAGCACTCACTACTGCTTCTGCTGCTCTAGTAGCGGCTGTAGTCGCTGAAGCTGCTGCATTAGACGCTTTATTGATAGCACTAAGTGAGCTCGTTTCTGTAGACTCAGAGTAAGACTGGGCTGTATTCTTAGCAGTTACTGCTGCTGCTGCACTTGAGGCTGATGCAGTAGCACTTGAGGCTGCTTCTGTAGCCTTAGTCGTAGCTGTTGTAGCTGAAGTATTAGCTGTAGTTAATGCTGTGGCTAGATCACCAATAGAAGTTGCTGTATTTACTGCTTCTGCTGCCTTAGAGGTTGCAGTGGCGGCGTCTAAACCTGTCTGTGTCCTGTCTAAACCTGTCTGTACCTTGTCTGCTTCTGCTAAGACTACGTCAGCGTTAGTAAGCACTACGTCAGCGTTAGTAAGCACTACGTCCGCTGCAGTAGATACTGTGTCTGCGCGGGTTAATAATTCATCTGCATTGGTAAGTGCTACGTCCGCATGAGTAAGTACTACATCTGCATTGGTAAGTACTACGTCCGCTGCAGTTAGTACTGCTTTGGCTGTCGTTGTGACCTCTGAAGCTAATACAGTATTATACTTAGCAACATACTCTGCTGTTTCTGCACCTGCGATGCCTTGCGGGCCTACTACTGTTGCTACGTAGTCATCATTGTCAATCCCTAGCGGATTAGTAGATGATGAATTTAACCCTCTGTTAATTCCCATATTAGTGTACCTTAAATTTGTTTACTTACGTGCGACTATTGATTGACCGAAGTACATACCAACAACTGCCATAATAGCGTGAGGTAGCCAAGCGGGTGTTACCATACCACTCAATGAGACATACTCAGTGACTGTATTCTTAAAGTCTAGGAACAAGATGCTGAAGCCTGTTGTGACATCGACTGGGACTACTGTATTAAATCCTAATAGAGGCGCTAATAGTATGAACATAGCCATGCTCATGAAAGAGATCACTAAGAAACGTCTGATCCATTGGGCATTAGGGCTCTGGTGTGCTCGTGCTGCTGATACACTGCCTTCAGAGGCTTCAAATCGAGTCATAAGCTGCTTCTGTTGTTCAGCCTTATCAGCCTGTGACTGTGACCACATCTTCATTACAGCTCCTCCTGCCGTGCTTGCCAGCATGGTAATGGCTTCCATCGGTAATCCAAACATACTACTGGCCCTCCGAATGATTTCTTTCTCGTTTTAGTTCCTGCTTCATTTGCTTTGCTCTGTTACGCTCCCAAGTCATGTACGTACCAGCGAAGGCTGGGTCAGATGGATCTAGGGATACCTTTACAGGGACAATAATCATATGCGCATCAGCTCTACATACCTTACAACGCTTAGTCTCATTACGATCCTTCATGGGACATAGATGGTCAGTTACGTGGTCATCTTTACATTGGTAAGAGTAGATGGGCATAGAATCTCCGTTAGTTTGAGGATATGAAGAGAGCCCCTAAGTAGGAGCCCTCTTATTGGTTAACTACTTAGTGATTAAGCAGTTGGTACAAGGAAGCTTACGCCTGCATCGTCACGCAACTCTTTAACACCGTAGATAGTATCAGCAGTGAACAAGTCACCTAGATACTGCTGCTGGTATTGAGTCTGTGAACGAACGCCAGCTTGCTCAGCTAGTACTAGTGCGTCTTTGTGTAGCATTACGCCTACACGGTTAGAACCACTAACAGGACAAGCAGAAGAAACGAATACTTCTACGCCGTATACATTACCGATCATGCCAGTCTTGATTGCACTACCGTCACCAACATATGCTTGCTCAGAGAAACGGTTAATGCCCAACAAGTCGCTCTTAGCAACAGGTGGAATGATCAAAGAACGACCAGTCATTGGAACGTCAGCATCATCCAAAGTAAGCATAAACTTACGGATACCTGCATCAGTAATATCAGCAGTACTAGCACCACCGTCACCACCTAGTTGAGTACCGCCGTTTAAGGCAGAAACTAGAGCGAAGAGATCAGAATCTACTTGTGAAGCTAAGGCATAGCCAGCATCTTCAGTGTAGAAACGACGCATAGAGGACAATGCTTGCTTCTCTACAATATCTTCGATTAGAGTGGAATACTCATAGTGCTTGTCGATAGTAACAATTACTTCACCGTGAGTAGGGCCATTCAAGGTTACTTGGGTGTTTGCTGCTTTAGCGTTAGCTGAACCGCGGGTAGGCTTAGGAATGTGAATTGAATCACCTTTCTTACCTACGTGGTTCATCTTGGTTACAAGGTTAGCTAGTACAAGGTTCTGCTTGTAGTTAGCGATTACTTCGTCAGACCATAATGCTGGGATGAACTTCGCAGCAGTTGTAGTCGTTGTGTTGTTAGTACCTAATGCCATGTTGATTAACTCCTAATAGTAATCTTATTTGACTCGACCTTCCGCGTACGCTTGATAGATCTCGTCTGCCAATGAATCGTAGCGGTTTGGGTCAGTTTGTTTTAAACGAATGAGGTCAGACCTACGGTAAATCTTCTTACCTCCAACGGAATCACCAGATGACCTACTCTCTGCCTTGCCTGACTTAAGTGCTTGCGCCTTAGACTCTTTCTGGGCATTCTCTACTGCGTGTGTCTTGGTGATGAGCTTACGCTCTTTCCAATTAGACAGTAGTTCATTTGCCGA